TGCGCGAACTTCTTTATTGCCGCCGATTTGTTCTTTATCATTTCCATCTGTATATTTAAGAGAATCACTGAGCACGATTTCCATTTTATCTTTAGCGACTGTTATGTTTTGTTTTCCATTGACATTAATAGACTGATCTTTTGCTACAACTAATGTATCATTTCCAGTAATACGCTCAAGCGCATCTCCATTGATTTGATATGCTCGATTACCGATAACATCTTTTGCTTCGTTCTTCCCAATCTTAGTTAGCATATCTCCATGAACAGTTAGGCAATAATCGCCATCAACTTCTTGAATCAAATTGCCCTTGACGAGAATTCTCGAATCGCCCTGTATGGTGACGCTGCAATTACCTTTGATTAGGACGTTCTTATCTTCGGCGACGATTTCGTAGTCATCCTTAATAATTTTTGTAACGCGAGAACCATCTGGCTGTATTTCGTAAAATGTTCCAGTTCTATGATATTGGTGAATTCTTTCGCAACCGTTCGAATCATCGATTTCAAACGCATGACCAGATTTAGTTTGAACAACATGGTTCGATGGGTATGTTGAATTCTTAAGACCACGTTGTATCGGTTCATTCCAGAGTAATCCATCGCGATCTTCATTATCACCTTTATATTCTGCATAGTTTCTATCGTTTGCTGTCGATAGTTTGAACACAGCAGCTTGCGGAATATCAAAAACAAGATTATCATTCTTATCCTGCGTAATTCTATCATCCGCCCAATTATGATATGCTAGATTCGGCGTGTCTGGTCTATTATTCTGAACGCCATGGAATGAACCAATAATCATTGGCTGCTGCGCCAACTTGCCGTCCATAAAGAAACCAATAACAGAAGAACCAAGAATAAGACCAGTGGGCGATTGTCCGATACCCATATGAGAGGCTGAAGTCACAGGAACCATCACTTGCGCCCAAGGAAGATCCCGTGAAGGAAGAACTTTTTTGTCTGGGGTGTGCCAACCATGACATCTCACGCGCACGCGCCCGATGTTCAGAGGATCAGTGATATCTTCGACAACGCCGAAGAACCAAACGAAATTATTGCCCACCCATTCATCGTCTTTAATCATTATATTTCACTGCCTATTTCCGGTTTCTTTAGATAAGATTCTTTGGATAAAGTCATCACTGTATAATATTCTGTTCTCGTCAGCCTATGTTTCACAGACGTGACAAGGTATTTACCCGAAGTAAATCTGTCGATAATTTCACTTGAGGAAGATTTCTTTTGACCCGCATTCGGTATTTCGATATCTATTGTCAGTCCAGCAGAAATTCTAGAATCACCATATACCATTACAGAAATGGAGTTATTTCTAATTCTGCTATTGATGCTTGTTGATCTACCAACAAAATTTTGTCGGCGGCGAAACTGCGTTCTTAAATAACTATCTCTTTCCGAAACATATGGAATTTTGCTTGAGACTTGATTTGTTGTAATATATTTTTCTAACGAATAATTTTCACTGAACTCTTTAGAAATTTTTTCAGTTAGAGTAGGATACCCATTATGTTCTGTTTGCGAAAATGAATCAAAGTAAGAATATTTTGAATTAAATAAAGTTTTACTTATCGGATCATAATACTTAACATTCATCCCGTACTGACCTTCATTAACCCCACCAAGCAGATCAAATGAAACATTCTCATTCATTTGTAGAATTCTTGCGCCTTCGAACTTGTAGTCAGATGGGACTTCTCCTTGAAAATAATAGTATTTTCTGAACGAAGGCTGAGAAAGCAAACTTTCTAAATGCCTGAATTGATATCCGTCGTTGTTTTGCCAGAAAAAATAACTCGACGATGCTCTATCACCGTCGGCGCATTCAGCTTCTTCTGCAATTTGTCTAATCGCTGCAAATGGGCTGATTCTTGGAAATGTATGCCTATGTAATCCTTGCGTTTCATCTTTGCTGAACAATTCGGAGTTGAAATATTCTCTAAGGATATTTTCTACCATATCTGAATATTTCATATTAGAAAACGTTCTATTAACCTCTTTATATTTCGACTTCATCATATGTTCTGTTGTACAAAAAAGCCCATAAACTTCAACATTATTTTCTTTAGACCGATCGGAAATCTTATAGACTCGCATTGGGCTTCCGATATCGATATCTACAGTATCGTATGTATCTGTAAATTTGTAGGAAATCGTTTCGCCACCAACAATTGGCAATGCAGATTTCAATCCAACAGCATCATTCATAACAACAAGAATTGATGCTGAAGAATTTAGAATACTTTCGTAGTACGATAACTCGGAATAATTATCGCGAATATCAAGAGAAAAATCACCAGTGTTATTTTTTATGGTGAGATCTAATAATTTTCCTGTTCCGAGTTTTACCTCTTGGGATGCCATTATTCAAACAACTCTCTGTAATTTCTCACGAGATCACCAATAAAATTCTCGTCAAGAATTTTGATATTTCTTTTCGCTTCATTCAAATTATTCTCATGAGTGTATTGATCAATTTCACGACGTTGATTTGCAGAAGTTGCATCATATGTGGATTTATCGACTGTAACATATCTTGCTGCGATGACGACTTCATCGCCGTCTGGTGTATAATATACGGAAGCAGGATGAATTCGTTTTTCGTAACGATTGACCTGAGCCTGAGCAGAAGCAATGCTTCCATATCTCTGACGGATATAACTTTCGAATTCTTGTGTGCTTCTTGGCCATTCAAAATATGGGTCCAAAACTTGATTGTACATCATGATTACCCAGTCAAGTCTAGAATCACCATAATACTTTTCGGCAATAATATCTGCCCGTTCTCCATCTTTAACAGCATAATCGTAGTAGATCAAATTAGGATCGCCGACAAGCTGTTTTATGATTAATCTGGCGCTGATATCCGTTGCGACAAAATCTTTTGTCGAGCGGAAGGCGCTACCAACTGCAGAACTTCTCGGAACTGGCGGGTTATATACGACTTCTGGAAATTTAGAAAAATAGAACGCCATTATACGAAACCTTTATCCAATTTTCTGATATTGTTCTTCATCTTCGATCGATTCTCTTGTAAGAATTTCAATTTCTTGAAATGTCATATTGATTTCAATTTCAACAGGGGCAATCGAAGTTTCTGTGCGAGTATATGCAGCATATCCAAGAGGATGATATTGAACTGTAAAACTTTTAAGAACAGAAGGTTGTATTTCGAAAAGATGTTGTTTATTCCTAAAATCAATTTCGAAAATTTCTGGATAATTAAAAAATGCTCGTGAACTACCTTGTCCAAAAGAAGGGAGCATGTATTTTTTCATTAGCGTTATTATTTTGGTTATAGTTTCAGATTCTTGCTGATTTCTTGGTGACAGTTTATATTGAAACTGATGTTCTCTAAAATCGACGCCAGTAAATAACATAACTCTGTGCGGATTCGGCGCAACGCCAGCAAAATCTGCAGCTGCAGCCTTAACAACTCCCCCTCCCAGTTGTTGTACGCCAGCTGCAGCCGCTCCCTCTGCTAATGCCCCGATGCCTTCTTTGGTTGTTACTACTGATATGATTTTTTCTCCAATTGATGCAAGCGAACCAGTAAATGCAGTTGTTCCAGTGTCAGCGCCTCTGCGCATATCTGCTGCAGTAGTGACCGCAAGTTTCCCCAATTGTCCGAGCTCTTCGTTCTGATACCCAGCATTATATGCCGTTGCAAGATTAGCTGGCATTGGTAGAAATATTGTATTGAGAACTTCTTCCAAATAATTTTGCCCGCGAAGACCAGAAGAAATGGTGCCAGTTTCTCTCTTGATTATTCTAAAGATAGCAAAATGACCGAACGAACTCAAATTTTGGGGGAATACGTGGCTCTCGTATGGCAATTCGTCGCCCTCTTCTCTTTCGAGATTTTTCAGAGGAACCATTTTGAATTGACTTCTTGCGACCATTTTTTCTTCCTGAACTAAATAAAAGGATTCTGGCTATTTATACTGTATTTCTATGGCATACAAAGGCAAATTCAGACCTTCTAACCCCAAAAAGTATATGGGCAACCCAACGAACATTATCTATCGTTCAAGTTGGGAACAACGGGTCATGAACTATTTCGATAAGAATGAAAACATCATATCTTGGGCAAGTGAAGAGTTTTCTATACCATATAAGTCCCCAATCGATGGACGATGGCATAGGTATTACCCAGATTTTATTGTAAAACATAAAGATAAAGATGGCTCGGTCAAGGTTAGAGTCATAGAAGTAAAGCCGAAAAAACAGTGCGAACCACCGAAAAAGCGCAGCAGAATCACCAAAAGTTACATCCAAGAAGTTGCGACATACGGAATAAATAGTGCAAAGTGGGAAGCAGCTAAAGAGTTCTGCTCCGATAGACAATGGGAATTTTTGATTGTCACCGAACAAGAATTAGGAATCTAATTTGGTCGCATATGTATTTGACAAGATCCTTCAGGCTGGTGAAGCACAAGGATTTACAAAAACTCAACAGGCGACGCAGTGGTATAGAACCGCCGCGCAGAGAACTACAGTCAACCCTCAAACGCTGATTCGTAGCGACCGCGCACGGTTTCGGATTTATCCAACTTTTGGCGAGATGTATATTTTCAATTATGATCCAAAGTTCAAAGAAACTCTACCATATTATGATAGGTTCCCTTTGGTATTTCCGTTCGAAGCCTCGAGAAAGCGCGGTCGCCCACAGGGTGACGGGTTCTATGGAATAAATTTACACTATCTTCCGCTTCGCCTTCGCGCTCGCCTGATGGATGGATTGTATCAATATGTCAGCGAAACGGATGATCAAAAAAGAATAGAAATGAATTATCGAATGTTGAATCAAGTTTCGAAACTGAGATTCTTCAAGCCATGCGTAAAGCATTATCTTTTTGACCATGTTCGCTCTAAGTTTTTCTTTGTCGACCCAAAAGAATGGGATATCGCACTATTTCTACCACTAGAAAGATTCGCCAAGGCATCGAAGTCTGTTGTTTGGCGGGAAAGTATTTCGAGGATCTAATATGTCAATTATTCAAGGTATCCTAGATAAAGCATTAGGGTTGGGTAAGAC